TAGCCGTAGCTAACTCAGAGGAAGCTGTAGCATTCCTAGAGCAAGGCGTTGAGAATGCTAACACTACAGCGGAACAGACTAACATCTTCTATGACGCTAACGCACAGTGGGTGTCTATGGGTTACAACACTACCCGTAACCTAACGGCTGTATACCTTAATGGTGGTGATGGTATTGGCTTAGACTTATACGTAACAGAGACTGATGTATTAGCCGCAGGTAGCGAGTCAGAGTTCTTTCAAACAGGACCAACGTACTTAGGTTACTCTTGCTTTATGTACGGAACGGAGTGTGTTGAACTATGAGTTTAGAAAGTACAGAACTCAAGATAGGTGACACATCATTCAAGGGCGTGTGGATTGCTATTGTACTTGGTATTGGTAGTACTATAGGTGGTGGCGTATGGACAGCCTCTAGTTTGTACAGCAGACTGGAAGCAGTGGAAGCACAGCAGATACCCGATATAAGCCCCATACGTGAGAATCTAGCGACTTTAGGCACAAGGCTTGAGACACTACTAAGTCAACAAGAAAAGCTCTTAGAATTGAATACAGACGTTTCTAAGCTATCTAACGATATAGAAGCCATGAAAGCTACGGTTGCTACAGCAGAGATTATTATCAACGACATTGGCGATACAGAAGTAAAGTTCAAAACATTAACTAAAGAAGTCGAGGATTTGTGGAAGGGTATGGACTACCTTAACTCAAGTCCCTTACAGAGGTAAACTATGTTACAGCAACTTATCGGACCAGTAACGGGACTACTTGACAAATTCATAGAGGATAAAGACAAGAAGAATGCTATCGCGTTTGAACTTTCGACAATGGCTGAAAAACACGCGCAGGAACTTGCGAAAGCGCAACTTGAAGTTAATAAGACAGAAGCGGCACACCGAAGCCTATTTGTATCGGGTTGGAGACCTGCTGTTGGTTGGACTTGTTGTCTTGGACTTGCGAGTAACTACCTTCTTATCCCGATGGCAAATTTTGCGCTTGCTCTTGCCGATTCTACCATTGAAGTCCCTATACTAGATATGTCAACTATGATGCCAGTACTTATGGGTATGCTTGGTCTAGGTGCTATGCGTACCGTAGAGAAAGCTAAAGGCGTAGGGAGGAATAAATAATGAGTTATTCTTACAAACCCCCTTCATATTATGCGAACCGACAACCAACTGCTCGTGGATATACATATACAAACGCTTATGAAGAAGAACAACGTAAAAAAGAAGCTGAACGAAAAGCACGGGAAGCACGGGAAGCAGAACAAAATAGACCTAAACTTTTATCTGAGTCTAGTGGAAACACCTCTAGCCAAACAGGCGGTTATGCAACAAACGCTGACGGCATGGTAATACCGCAAACAGCGCACATGGTAGGAACTGTACACGCTCCTGCGGCTACCTATCAAGAAATATTTGGTGGTCCACCTCCCTCAGAAACTATAGCGGCTAAACAACAATACTATAGTTTGACAGGAGAAGACTTTAGTCACGAACCTGAGTGGATTAGAAGAGAATTAGAAGCAAGTGTAGTTGACTATTCTTCTTCCGTTAGCGCGGAACAAACAGAAAAAATAACAGAGTTTCACGAAAACTTTGAAAGCGGTGATGCAACTGTATACGACCTTTACGAAGACAAAGATTTAGTTGAAACTTACGAAGAAGCCCGTAACGATGTTTCTCCTGAAGCCGTAGCTAAGAAAATAAACAAAGAGGAAGAATACCCAACTCCTACTTCTTTACAGGAAGCTAAAGCACTTGCTGATAGAGTTTACATAGATACTTTACAACATCATCTATCTACCAAAGAGGTGGGAAGTAAAGAGTATAATCAAATTGAGGAAGCAATAAATCGAGGTGCGCCAGACTTTAGCAATCCTTCTTTAGACTACCAACAGCTAGGGTTAGGTTTTACTAATTCTAACTATAATCCAAGTATTACTGAAGCCGCGCGTTTTCAAGCGGCAACCGTAAAAGACTATTTAGTAAGCAACAATATACCTTTATATCAAGAAACTGATAATGAAAGAATAGATGGAGGCAGGGTATATTTAAACACTGGTACAGCCTTGCAGTTGTTTGAGGAAGATGCGCCCTCTGGTAGTATATCGCAAGGGTATGGTTATCACGCAAGTGGGGGAGACTTAGGTTCTTACTCAAACTATGAACTGACCCCTCCGCCCAGAGAAAGTAGCAACCCTTTAAAAAAGGTTCTTAATGTAGCATCAGCTGTTCTTTCTGTAATGTATCCACAGTTTGCTCCTATTTTTCAAGGAACAAATACATTAGTTCAGGGCGGCGACCTTGAAGATGCTCTTGAATCCGCAGGTAAGGCATATGTAGGCGGTAAGGTAAGCGAACTAGCTAACAGTGAAATAATAGAAGGGTTGGACAAGCTAGGTGTAGATATTACAACTTTACCTCAGTCTGCTCAGAATATAATATTAGACACTTCTAAAGCAGTTCTACAGGGCGACTCAGGTACAGATGAATTTAAAGAATCTGCGACAGGTGAGCTTTTAGATTCCATTGATATTGACATCAATGCTTCTGACTTTGATTTCAACACCCCTGAGTTTATTGAAGAATTTGGAGATGCTATTTATGCAGGTGTTAAAGCAGTAGGAGATGTTGCTGAAGAAGGTATTAACCTAGCTGAAGATGCCCTTAGACCTGTGGGTGATTTTGCTGAAGAAGTTATTGATTTAACCGCTGATGCTTTTGAACCTGTAGTAGATTTTGTTGACGAAGGTTTAGATTACTTTGGCGAAACTGTAGTAGACCCTACATTACAAAGGGGTTCAGATGTTTTATCAAACGTAGAAGACGTAGTTAAAGAAGGTGGTCGTGCTGTTGATAAGTATGGTTTACAACCCATTAAAGAGTTTGGTGAAGATGCTATTAATAAAGTAAAAGAATTAGTAGATAGTCTACCAGAGTTTGAAACACCCCAGTTTAGTTCTCTTGACATAGAGTTGCCAGAGATGCCAGATATAGACTTACCTGATATTGACTTACCTGATATTGACTTAAATATGCCCAGTTCATCTGGTACAGCGTCTCAAGCAAGCAGACCTAGCGCAACCGAAGAACTTTTTAGCAAAGAGTTATTTAAATACGACACAGAGGTTAAATTTACTGGCGGAATGCTTACTCCAGACACAAACTTAAGGAAATATGGATAATGACTTATTTACAACTAGTAAACAGTGTATTACGTAGGATGCGAGAGGACGAAGTTGTTAGTATTGAAAACTCAAATGACTCCTATGTAAAACTAATAGGTGAGTTTGTCAATGATGCTAGACGCATTGTTGAGGATGCTTGGGACTGGTCAGCACTTAGAAGTACAATCACAGTAACTACTACTGATGATGTATTTAGTTATAGCATGACGGGTACTAACAACTCATTTAAGATACTGGACGTTATTAACGATACGTCTAACTCCTTTATGCGTTCCGCTAGTTCCTCTTGGATGAATAACGCATACTTAGTACAAGAGCCTGTTAAAGGTTCTCCTGACTATTACTCTTGGAATGGTGTGGATGCTAACGGCAATGCTTTAGTTGACTTATACCCTAAGCCTGACAAAGCATATACATTACGATTTAACATTGTTGATAGAGCAGACCCATTTGCTCTTGACGCAGATAAACTAGTTGTACCTTCATCACCAGTAGTACAGTACGCAGTAGCCTTAGCCTCCCGTGAGCGTGGAGAGACAGGCGGTACTTCAGCACAAGAGTTATTCTCTTTAGCGGACACTACGTTAGCAGATGCAGTAGCGTTTGATGCCGCTAGATTCCCTTCTGAAACTGTATGGACACCTTGCTAATGGCACAACAATTACAGAACATTACAGTACAAGCCCCAGGATTTGCGGGTATCAACAGTCAGGATTCACCGCTGTCTCTTGACCAATCCTTTGCGGCTACCGCTAGTAACTGTATTATTGATTCGTATGGACGTATAGGGGCGCGTAAGGGCTATACGGAAGTATCCACTGATTCTAGCACGGCTACACAGTTAGGCTCTAGTAGAGGCATAGAGGCTGTACACGAATACGTTAAGAATGATGGTACTAAAATAGTATTCTCTGCGGGCAACAATAAAATATTTACAGGTACTACAACCTTAACACCTGTAACACTTCCTGCTCTGTACTCTATAACAGCTAACAACTGGAAGATAGTTACATTTAATAATAATGTAGTATTCTTTCAGGAAGGTCATCACCCTCTTGCTTCTATAGCAGGAAGCACTACGTTAATTAAAATAGAAGATGGTGGACATGACGCACCTTTCGGTAATGAGGTCATAGCCGCTTATGGGCGGTTGTGGGCTACAGGTGTTACTAACGAACCAAACAAAGTATACTGGAGTAGTTTACTTGTCTATGATGATTGGCACGGTTCTGGAGCAGGTTCGTTAGATTTAAATAACGTATTTCCTACAGGCGATGATGAGGTCATGGCACTGGCGGCACATAATGGTTTTCTCATTATCTTTGGTAGACGTTCTATTATTGTTTATGAGGGTGCTGAGTTTCCTAATGCCGCAACGGTTACTTTTAAACTATCCGACACCATAGAAGGCGTAGGTTGTATTGCTAGAGACTCTGTACAACACACAGGTACTGACATCTTGTTCTTGTCTGAAGATGGTGTACGTAGCTTTAGTCGTACTATACAAGAAAAGTCAATGCCTATGCGTGACATTAGTAACAACGTACGCACTGAGTTAACTTCGTTGGTTAGACAGCAGGTTAATCCTATTAAGTCTATCTACAGTGCAGATGAAGCATTTTACTTATTGTCTTTACAAGATAGTCAGACAATCTATTGCTTTGATATGCGGGGTACTTTACCTGATGGTGCTAACAGAGTAACCACATGGGCAAGTGTTAACCCTCGTAGCCTAGCGATACTACAGGACGGTAGTCTTTACTTCGGCAGAGAGAATGGTATATTTAAGTACGGAGAATACTTAGATGATGGTAGTACTTATCAAATGCTTTACTACAGTAACCCGTTAAACTTCGGTAACTCTACTAACCTTAAGTTCCTTAAGAAGTTTAACATTACAGTTATTGGTAACGTATCCGCACAGACTACATTAGCATGGGGATATGACTATGACGGTGGGTTCACTAAGAAAAGTTTTAGTACTGAATTAACTAACACACCCATATCTGAGTACAACGTAGCTGAGTTTAGCATAGGTCGATTTACAATAGGTACGGACATACAACGTCCTAAGATTAACACAAGCGGTAGCGGTACTGTAGTAACCATAGGTATCGAGTCTACTATCAATGGCGCACCTTATTCAATACAACAAATAGACGTACACGCTCTACTAGGGAGATTAATTTAAATGACTGATTATACTATAACAACAAACTTCGGAGCAAAAGATGACCTCCCTTCAGGCAACGCGGCTAAGGTGATTAAAGGCGAAGAGTTCACAACTGAATTTACAAACATACAGACAGCGGTAAATACTAAGGCTGACACAGCGGGTGACACGTTTACTGGTGTAGTTAACTTTGATGCCGCAGTTACTAACAATGCCGCAGTTACTAACAATGCTGCAGTTACCATCAACTCTACGGCTACAATCACAGGTGATTTAACTGTAGACACTAACACATTATTTGTTGATGTGTCTGAGGCTAACGTAGGTATAGGTACTGCTAGTCCTGATAAAAAGCTACACGTTCAAGATGGCGATATTCTCATTGAATCTACTTTTCCTCGCATATATTTGACAGATACTGATAACAACTCAGACTACTCAATTATTAACAGTCAAGGTGCTTTTAGTATTTATGATGATACTAACACTGCTTACCGTATGCAAATTGACGTATCAGGAAACGTAGGTATAGGCACTACTAGTCCTGATGCACTGCTTCACGTTGATGGCGGTGATGTAAAAATATCTAGCGATTCAGATACATCTAATGGAGACGGAAAACCTGCTATATTGTTTACTGAAACTATTGCTGACCAAGTTGATGCGGCTATTGTTTATAATGGTGACGGAGCAGACGCAGACAATAACTACATAGGTATTGGTTGTTTTGATATCGCTCTTGCAACAGAAGATACTTTAGCGGAACAAAAACTTGCAACCACCTTCAATGTTAGAAGAGATGGAAACGTAGGTATAGGTACTACTAGTCCACAGTCAGATGGAAATACTACTAATTTAGAAGTAAGTTCTGCTTCTGGCGCAAGAGTGCTTGTAAATAATACCGATACAAGCGGAAGAAAGTATGGTATTTATTCTGATAATGCTGGCAGATTTGGTTTTGCTGATTATACAGCCGATGAAACCAGAATGCTTATAGACTCATCAGGCAACGTAGGTATAAATACTACTAGCCCTACTCAAAAACTACAAGTCGATGGTAATATCAGGCTAGGCGACACAGCCACAGGGGTTGATGATGATGAAGATTACAACATAACGACGGGTGGACAGCTAACAATACACGCCAACGATTCTGGAGAGAATGTTGATTATATAGGATTAAACCTTAGTTGTGGTAATTCTAGTGGTTCGCAAGCCGCTTCTTCCCGTATTACTTGTTTTGTTAATAATGATGAGAAAATGCGTATTGACGCAGTAGGAAACGTAGGTATAGGCACTACAAGCCCAGACAGACTTTTAGATATTACAGATGATACAAATGACGGCACAGGTGGTTTAGTAATCCACTCATATTTGCCAACTTTAGAGCTAGACGATATTTCAGGAAGCGGTACATCTTTTATACTGCAACAAGATGATACAAATACGCTGTTCAAGCATGACACAACAGAACGTATGCGTATTAACTCATCAGGCAACGTAGGTATTGGTACTACTAATCCTTCTTCAAAGCTACACGTTGTAGGTGATGCTACTTTTGACGATGGCGAAAGCACCACAGTTAATATTAAGTGTGACGATGCGGGTACAGCCGAATTAAGAATAATGGGAGATAATCAAGGTACAGGTCGGCTTTACGTAGGGCAGTCATCAATTTATGGTGGCGGTATTGAGTATAACGGAGACAGCAATCCTGTCACATCAGGTGGCGGGGATGACCAAATTGTATTATACAGACGTTCTTCTGGTGTTGATGAGTGGACTGCTAAAAACTCTCACAGTGACAACAACTGGAACTTCAGAGGGTCAGTAACAGAAAACGCATCAGATGAACGCTTAAAAGAAAACATTACACCTATAGAAAATGCTTTAGAGAAAGTTGAGCAACTTAGAGGCGTTGAGTTTGACTGGAAAGATGATGTAGAAGAAAAAGGATTTATACCTTACGCTAAACATGAGACAGGTGTTATTGCTCAAGATGTGCAAAAGGTAATACCTGATGCCGCAGTCCCTGCACCGTTTGATGAAAACTACTTGACAGTTAAACATGAAAAAATAATTCCACTCTTGATTGAATCAATTAAAGAGTTAAACGTAGAAGTACAATCGCTACGTAGTCGTGTAGCAGAACTGGAGAATGTATAATGGGCTTAGAAAACGTATTTTCAGGCGGGTTGCAAGCTATTGCGGCTAAAGAGATGTTTGATGACGCTATTTCAGGTGTAGGGGATATTGGAACACAGGCTATTGCAAAGTCTCAAGAACTTGGCACACAAGTTGCAGACATGGCTAAGTTTCAACCTTTTACAGTAACTACTGGATTAGGCGGGGCTACTACAGACGCTACGGGTGGCTATTCTTTGCAGATGTCCCCTGAGCAACAAGCCCTCCAGAATCAACTGTTAGGTCAATCACAGGCTTTGTTTGGTCAGGTAGGGGTAGACCCTAGTACAGCACAAGCTGACCTGTATGAGCAAATTAGAGCCACTCAGCGTCCTGAAGAAGAACGTCAGCGTTTAGCATTAGAAGAGCGTATGTTATCTCAAGGACGTATGGGTTTAAGTTCATCAGCATACGGTGGTGCTTCTCCAGAGTTATTAGCACAAGAGACTGCTAGACAAGAGGCTATGTCCAGAGCAAACCTATCGGCTCGTCAACAAGCTATGGCGGAGCAACAACAGGCTCTACAGTTAGGTACAGGAATGATGACTCAAGGTTACGTACCACAGCAACAAGCACTTGGAGCATTAGGATATGGGGTTGACCTAGCTAAACTGCCTTTAACAGGACAAACAGCAGGAGCAGAGATGTTTGGTCAGTTAGGTCAAACAGGTTTAGAAAGTCAAATAGGCGCACAACAGATTATAGGTCAAATGAGACAAGAACAAATAAAAGGTATGTTTGAGGCTCTGTTTGCTCCCGCAGGTACAGAAGGTGGCTTCAATCTAGGGGATGAACTAGTTGAAGCAATATTTAAAGACGATGAGGACTAAGACTAATGGCTAGAAACAGAGATATAGCGGGATTGTTAACAGGCATTCCTAGTGGTGGCTACGCTGAACGTATGTCTAAACGCGCTCAAGAACTGGGCAGTTTGTTTGGTTCGGGTATTGCAGGAATGAAAACAGGAGACTCACGTACTCCCCAACAAAGATTAGCGGGTGACATAAAAAACTTTAAGAATCTGACTCCTGAAAGACAGCGAGGTCTTATAGGTACACTACAAGCAAGCGGTCAGACTGGACTAGCAGGGACACTTGCGGCTGATTTACAAAAACAGACTCTTGCTAAAGCTAATGATTTAAGAAGAGAAAGTTTAATCACACAGGCTACTGAACTAGGTTTAAACCAGACTGCAACGCTTTTAACAGATGGTGGTAGTTTAGACAAAGCCGCTGAAGATATACGTAATGCTCAAGAAAAAGATATTGTCAGCACACAAGGGCGTAAAGGTAAAATAGCAATAGCCCGTAGCCGTGACGTAGGTGCGCCCGTGCTTAAAGCTATAGGAAAAGGCGACTATGATTCCTTAAGCAACGAAGAGTTCCTTAAAGTAATATCAGGTGAAAAAGCAACCCTTAAAGTATACACAGATTCTACTGGTAAAGCAAAACCTTTCCGTGTGAATGAGTCAGGTAAAGTATACGACAAAGATAAAAATAAGTGGGTTAATCCTTCTGAATTA